CGAGAAGTACCTGGTCGAGATGAAAAATGGAAAGAAGAGACAATTAAGAATACAAGTGAACAACAATTTCAAACCGAGTTTGAATGTGAATTCTTAGGTTCAGTTAATACTCTTATCAATGCTACGAAGTTAAAATCACTGGCCCATGTAGACCCACAACGAAGTAATGATATTGATGTATTTGAAATGCCTCAAAAAAATCATACTTACGCTTGTACGGTTGATGTATCTAGAGGTACTAACAATGACTATTCTGCTTTTGTTATATTTGATGTATCACAAATGCCTTATAAAGTGGTTGCGAAATATAGAAGTAATGAAATTAAACCTGTTGTCTTTCCCAATATCATAGATACAATCTGTCGAAAATATAATTATGCATATGTACTGATTGAAACAAATGATTTAGGTCAACAAGTAGCAGACGCTATGCAATTTGAATGTGAGTATGATAATATGTTAATGTGTACTCAAAAAGGTCGATCAGGACAAATATTAGGTGGCGGATTTAGTGGTAGGGGTTCTTCTCTAGGTCTTAGAATGACTAAGGCGGCAAAAAGAGTAGGATGTTCTAATCTAAAATCACTTCTAGAAGGTGATAAACTGTTAGTACAAGACTTCGATACGATTGCTGAACTATCAACTTTTATATCTAGAGGTAAATCTTGGGAAGCGGAAGATGGTTGTAATGACGATTTAGTTATGTGTCTAGTTATATTCTCTTGGTTAGCGAATCAGGCATACTTTAAAGAATTAACTGATAATGATATGCGTAATGCTCTGTTCGCTGAGCAACAAAATGCTCTAGAACAAGATATGGCACCGTTTGGATTTATGGATGATGGTATAAACGAACACGAACCAGAAGTAGATGAGTATGGAGATATATGGTCTCCAGTAGATGTGGTCAGATAGTCTAGTTTTTGATACTTATAAATATTGATAGGGTTGACAAAAAGTAAGGGTTATTAAAACAATTTAAAAGGAAAACACTATGGCATTTCAATTATCACCAGGTGTACTCGTAAAAGAAACAGACTTAACAAATATTATACCTGCTGTCGCAACAAGTATCGGCGGAATGGTTATAGTATCTGAAAAGGGTCCTATTGATGAAATCACACAGATTTCTTCAGAAAAAGAACTAGTAGATGTATTCGGCAAACCCGATGGAAATACTTTTGAGTATTTTTTCACTGCTGCTAACTTTTTACAGTACGCTAACACATTAAAGGTGGTTCGTGCAAATACAGGCAATCTTAACGCTTGTGTTTCAGGTTCTGCTGTGCAAATTAAAAGCACAACACACTATCAAGATAACTATGCAAGTGGTCAAGCCAATGTAGGTTTATGGGCAGCAAGAACTGCAGGAACACACGGAAACAATTTACAAGTTTCTATGTGTACTAATGCAAACGCTTATGCTTCTACCGCAACTTCTCTAGTAAATTCAGGATCAGGTCTCGCTGTCGGCGCTACTGTGGTTGCTGTTGATACTGGTTCAGAATTTGTTGTTGGCGACTTAATAGAATTCGGAGACGCTTCTGGAGCATTCACTTCAGCACCATCTGGCGAATACTATGAGATCACTGCTATTAGTTCAAACAATTTAACTATTAAGAGAAACACCCAAGGTGGTGGCACAGGATTAAAACAAGCTGTTGTTGACAACGCTGTTATTAAGAGATACTGGAAATATTTTGACCAGTTTAACTCTGCACCTGGAACTACTACTGATGTTTCAAATAATGGTGGATCAAATGACGAATTACATATAATCGTAATAGATGAAGATGGCGGTATCTCTGGTGCTGCTGGAACAATTTTAGAATCTTATGAAGGTTTATCTCAAGCGTCTGACGCTAAGACTGCTTCAGGAGCGACTAACTTTTACGCTGATGTAATTTACAATCAATCAGATTTCATTTACTGGATGGATCACGACACTTCACTTGCAAATGCAGGTGCTGCCAAACAATCACAAGCATTCGATAATGCTGGTTCAAGTGCTACAGCACTTTTCACTAGTTCATTATCAAGTGGTACAGATGATAACGCACCAACAAACGGTGAGTTAGCACTTGCTTATGACTTGTTTAAAGATGGTGAAACAGTAGATGTAAATTTACTACTAACTGGACCTTCGAATACTGGTTCTGACGCTACTGGTGTTACCAAAGCGACTGCTGTAATTGATGTTGCAGAATCTCGTAAAGATGTTGTCGCATTTATTTCACCTGCTCGTGCTGATGTTGTGAGTATTCAAGACGCTATTGAACAGACTGCTAAAGTTAAAGAATTTGCTGACGCTCTTTCTTCTTCTTCATACGCTGTTTTAGATAGTGGTTACAAATATATGTATGATAAGTACAATGATGTATATAGATTCGTTCCTCTGAACGGAGATATTGCTGGACTTTGTGCTCGTACAGATAATGTAGCGGACGCTTGGTTCTCACCTGCTGGTCTAAATAGAGGTCAAATTAGAGGTTCTGTTAAACTTGCTTATAGTCCTAACAAATCTCAAAGAGACACTTTATATCGTGCAAGAATAAATCCTGTCGCAACATTCCCTGGTCAAGGTACTGTACTATTTGGTGATAAAACTATGTTATCAAAACCAAGTGCATTTGATCGTATCAATGTTAGACGATTGTTTATCGTTCTCGAAAAAGCAATTTCAACTGCTTCTAAATTTCAGTTATTTGAATTCAATGATGAATTTACAAGAGCTCAATTTAGAAATTCAGTAGAACCGTTTTTAAGAGATGTACAAGGACGAAGAGGTCTTACAGACTTCTTAGTAGTATGTGATGATACAAACAATACTGGCGAAGTAATTGACAGAAACGAATTTAGGGCAGATATCTTTATCAAACCTAATCGTTCAATTAACTTCATAACTTTAAACTTCGTAGCAACAAGAACTGGCGTGTCCTTTTCTGAAGTTGCTGGCGCTTAAACTAGAAAGAGGAGAATAAAAAATGGCTAATATAAACGATTTTAAAGCTCGTCTCTCTGGAGGCGGTGCAAGAGCGAATCAGTTCAAGGTAACAATGCCTTTCCCTGGTTACTCGACAGTTGGTGGTGAGACGCAACAAATGGCGTTCTTATGTACTACTGCTCAGTTACCTGGAATGACAATTTCTGAAACACCGATACCGTTTAGAGGTCGTACTCTATACATCGCTGGTGATAGAGAATTTGAACCTTGGACGGTTACAATACTAAACGACACAGACTTCCTAGTCAGAAATGGTTTGGAAAGATGGATGAATGGTATTAATAATATGACTGATAACGAAGGTTTAACAAATCCTGTTGACTACCAAGTTGACGCTTTTGTTGACCAATTAGATAGAAACGGATCTACTCTTAAAACTTATACATTAAGAGGTTCTTTCCCAACTACTCTAGCACCGATTGACTTATCTTATTCTGATAATTCAGCGGTTGAAACTTTCAGTTGTACTTTTAGATATCAGTACTTTGAAACAGATACTACTACTTAATTTAACATATAAATAGTAATATCACAATATTATGAAAAGGAATACAAATGGCTGAATTATTTGGCTTTCAAATAACCAGACCCGTTAAAGCAAAGGACGGTGGAGCACCACAAAGTTTCACCGTTCCTACGCCAGATGACGGCACTACAACAATCTCTGCTGGTGGTTACTTCGGATCTTATCTCGACCAAGAAGGTGGGGCGAAGAATGAAGAAGAACTAATCAGACGATATAGAGAAATTGCTATCTACCCCGAAGTAGATACTGCAATAGATGACATAGTAAATGAGTCAATCGTATCGAATGAAAGAGATCAATCAGTAAGTCTATCACTAGACAATTTACAACTTTCTGAAAAAATTAAAGGTAAAATAAGAGACGAATTTGATGAAGTTCTTAACTTACTACAATTTGATGAGAAAGGACACGATATTTTTAAAAGATGGTATATAGACGGAAGAGTTTATTATCATAAAGTTATCGATCCTGAAAAACCTAAATTAGGTCTAACAGAAATCAGATACATTGACCCACGCAAAATTCGTAAAGTTAGAGAAATAAAAAAACAAAGAAGTCTTAAAGGCGTAGATATGACCCAGGCAGTAAATGAATGGTATGTCTATAACGAAAAAGGTATGACTTCACCTAACTCTAATATGGGTGTTAAGATAGCACCTGACGCTATTACATACTGTACTTCAGGTGTAATTGACCAAAATAAAAATGTTGTTTTAAGTAATTTACATAAAGCAATTAAACCTGTCAATCAATTAAGAATGATTGAGGATGCAATAGTTATCTATCGTATCGTAAGGGCACCTGAACGAAGAATATTTTACATTGATGTTGGTAATTTACCTAAGATTAAGGCAGAACAATATCTAAAAGATGTTATGGCAAGATATAGAAATAAACTTGTCTATGACGCCTCGACAGGAGAAATGCGAGATGACAGAAAACATATGTCAATGCTCGAGGACTTCTGGCTGCCTAGGAGAGAAGGCGGTAGAGGTACCGAGATATCCACTCTACCTGGTGGTCAAAATCTAGGTGAGATAAATGATGTTCAGTATTTTCAAAAACGAGTTTACAGATCACTCCATGTTCCTGTAAGTAGAATGGAACAAGATCAAGGTTTCAGTATTGGTAAAAGTGCTGAAATTACAAGAGATGAAGTAAAGTTTTCTAAATTTGTACAAAGATTAAGAAAACGCTTTACAGGTCTATTTCAAGACCTATTGAAAACACAATTAGTATTAAAAGGTGTTATATCAATAGATGACTGGGATAGAATTAAACAACACATTCAATATGATTTTTTACAAGATGGACATTTTGCTGAATTAAAAACTGCTGAAATGCTAAGAGAAAGAATTAATCTTGCAAATGAACTAACACCTTATGTTGGTAAATATTTTTCAGTAGAATATCTAAGAAAGAATGTGTTAAGACAATCAGATGAAGAGATTTTAGAAATCAATTCACAAATCGCTAATGAAGTTCAACACGGTGTAATCGCAGATCCATTAGAATCTGAAGATGACGAAAACGAGATTGAACGAGATATAATGAATAAAGGAGAAAATGAATGAGTGAAGAACAAACACAGGACAATAATCCTGAAGTAAACCATGTTAAAGATATGATAGATTCTCTATCTCAAGGAGATAATATTGGTGCTGAGAAGGCATTTAAAAACGGTCTTGCTAGTAAAATTTCAACAGCACTAGATGATAGGCGTCAAGATGTTGCAGGTGAATGGATGAACGACAAATCCGAAACTGAAGAAACGCCTGAAGAACCCGCTGTAGAAGTAGAGGCACAACCTGAAGAAGATATATTAGGCACAGGAAAAGGTGCTCCATATACCGAGGTTGATCCTTTTTCTGGTAATGGCATAGAGGAACCCACACAGGATGAGACAGTATAACGAATATGTTTCGTCATTAGACGAATCAGAACACAAAAAGAGTAAAGAATATAAGAAATTATCACCTAAAATGAAAAAGGCGGTAGATGACTTATTCAGAACCTCTGATTCGTTAGATAAGATAGACACTAACATTGCTCGAGTAGTAAAAAAGTATGGTGTTAACAAAGATAAAATTATGGATTATTTAGAGAGAGAAACTCTTAGATAGTATAAATAGTTAATAGGAGAGAATTATGGCATTCGCAACAACAACATTAAGAGACGACAATATACCTACGGGTGCCGGTTCTGCTGGCGGTTTAGTTGTAGTTCGTCTAGATCACTCGGCAGATAGTGCAACTTCGGCTGCTCTTGACGCAAGTGATTTATCAGGACACGCTAACGGTGCAAAATTAAGTATCGTAAAAATACATCACGCCCTTGCTGGTTCTGTACTCGTACAATTTAAAGGTGCGTCAGCTGATACAACAGCAATCAGACTTACAGGTACAGGCACATATGCAGGACCTGCTATTGCCAATGACGCTACAAACACCACGGTAACATCAGGAGACATAGCAACTAATGCTGCTAGTGCAACGGGTTACATCATATTAGAATTAAGAAAAGATAAAAACTTTACAGCATAGGAGAGATTAAATGCATAGTAATTACAAACATATTGGTAGAGGACTTGC